GCGCGCCAGACTTCTCTGCGGTGTGGCGCTTGACCGCTTCGGCGTAGGTTTCCGGCGCGACTGCTTGCAGCGTCTCTGCAACTTTCTCCCAGTCCGTCTTGACCGTCGCCTTGTTCTGCTTCCAGGTTGCCGACCAGCCGTTGCCAATCAGTCCCGCCTTCTCGCCGATGCCTTCCTTCAGGCTGATGGCGAGGTTCTGCAACTCCTGATCGAGCAGCGTCGCTTCGTACTTCTTCTCGGCGTAGAGCTGCGCGACTCGCTCAATGCCAGAGTCAGCCTGATTCCATTCCTCGCTCGTCTGCGGCACGACCGCAGCCAGCGCGTCGCTGTCCTCGCCACTCAGTGTTGGTGGCGTCTGCGTTGCGAGCAGGTTACGGAACTCCACCGCCTTGCGATAAAGGTTGGTCTGGTATTCCAGATCCGCCTCCACTCGCTCAATGCGGAAGACGAGTCCGCCAAGCAGCGCCGCTACGTCGCACCACGGTGCGCCGGTCACAAACATCTGCCATTGGACTTGTGCCTCAACCTCTGGCGGCACTGGATACAGGCTCCAGCGCGGTGAGGTGCTCGTCTTGATTTCAACCAAGCCGTCCTCGCCTACGATGGTGCGGTCGAGCGACGCCATCACCCACGGCATCTCCTTGAGTCGGACGATGCCATTGCTGCGGCGCAACTCGCGGCCAGTCTCCATCTCGTAGAACTCAGCCACCGTGTTCTCCAGCAGGATGCCGCGAATCGCAGCAGCGCCCACTGGCTCTGGCTCGTACTTGCCGAGCTTCTCAGCCCAGAGTTGATACGGCGTCTTGTACGGATTCAGCCCCGCGATGACCGAGACGTCGGTCGCCGTGATGCCGTCAGCCCGAAGTGCAAACCACTCTGGACTGCGCTGCTCTGCCTTCACGAACTCGTATTGCTTGCTCACTTGCCCTCCTCTCGCCATCGGCGATCTACTTCTACGATCCTCCTGCCAATCCACTCGGCGACTGGAGCGACCACGCCGTTGCCGCAGCAGCGGTAGCGGTGTGAGTCCAGACCGACTGGGAGCAGATCATCCTCGTCTTGCGTGCCACCTACAATGGCGTGCGTTGTCCGAACGTCGCCCACGTCAAACGAGTTCAGCGTGTTGGCGACATCTCCCTGCACCCAAGTCTCTGAGTCCTCGTTCGTCTGCGCTCGCGCTGACGTGCGGAAGACTGCCGGCGCCCCTGCGCTCTGTGCCATTGACTGCGCCTGATCCTCCGTCACATTGGCGTTGCTGCCAAAGCGTGATGGGAACGACAGGATGGACTCGGTAGCGACAGCCTGCCTGTCCACACCGGTCAGCGTGTAGGAGATGTCCTCCGTGCTAAACCCTGCTCCGTTTTGTGTCTTGTTTGCCATCTCTCGGCTGTCTTGAATCACCGCCTGAACTAGCGTCATCGAGCGGTGGCTCGTGTCGCCAGGCCAGAGAGCCGAGAGTGAGTTCGCCACTTCAGCCTCGGCAATGCTGAAGTTTCCGTTCTTCTCGTCTGCTCGTGTCTGGTAGCCAACCAAGAATCCCTCCTGGCCGATGTCTTGATTGGCTACTCCTGCTTTCCAATCTCTGGCTTGGAGACTTCGGTGCGTTTCTGCGCCGAACGTGTCCACTTTGTGCTGATTGTCCAGCCGTCCTTGAAAAATGTGTTGAGAAGCGTCGCCAGCCTTCCAGTTGGATGCGTTCAAAGTTGAGGCTACTCGTGCTGGCTTTCCTCCTGGTTTACGGTCTGTGTCTCCAAAGTATCGCGGCTCAAACGAGAAGGCTTCCACTTCTTGCTGATTGTCCAGCCGTCTGGCCACCCCATCAGCCGCTCGCACTCTGTCGGCGTCAGTCGTCTGACTGATGATGAGGTCATCGCTACCATCTCCTCTTTCTCCTCGCTTGGCAAGGCTGGCGCGGACTGCGTGGGCAAGGATGAGAGGCTCGTCAACGGTGCTGTTGACTCCTTTGCTGAATCGTCTTGTGAGTGCGCTAGCGACTCCAGAGCCGTCTCCAGCGCCGCTGGAAGCACCTTGCCTCTGCGGTTGGCTCGGCGAAGGATGCCGCTCGCAGCCTTCGCACTCAAGGAGAACCTCGCCGGCGCGGTCGGATTCAAGACTTGCGACAATGAACACTCTTCGGCGTCGTTGGGCGACTCCGAAGTATCGAGCGTCCAAAGTTCGCCACGATACGCCATACCTGAGTTGTTCCATTTCATAGAGAAGCCGTCCGAAGTCAGCCCCCTTGTTGGAACTGAAGAGCCCAGGGACATTCTCCAGCACAAGCCACCGAGGTCGTCGCTGCTCCACAAGGTCAAGGAAGTTGAAGGCGAGGCTGGATCGCTTGCCTGCGAATCCAGCTCGCTTGCCAGCGACGCTGAGGTCTTGGCAAGGGAATCCTCCTGACCAGATGTCTGCTTCTGGAATTGCATTTGCTTCCACCTCCGTGATGCTTCCCAGATTCGGAGCGTCTGGGAATCGCTCTGCCAGCACCGCGTTGGCGTATGGGTCAATCTCGCTGACGCTGACCGTCTCAATGCCAGCACGCTCAAAGCCGAGGTCAAGACCACCGACCCCGCTGAAGAACGATGCGTGCTTCACTTGCCCTCCTTCTTTGCTCTGTCCTTCTTGGCGAAACCTTCGCCCTTGTAAACCACCGCTGGTGTCGTGTAGATCATCCGCATCCAGCGACCACACTTCTCGCAACGCGGGTTGTAGACCTGCGTCATTGAGTGCGTGTGCTCTTCGCGGTGTCCGCAGTCGCCGCAGCGGTACTGGTACGTCGGCATCAGCCAGCGACCACAAAGATCACGACGAGCAACCAGAAGCCCAAGATGCCGATGGCAATGTCGGTCAACCGATCAGCGCGCTCGCTTTGCTCGCCAAGAAACTCTGTGCGGATGCCAACTCGCTTATAGACTTTTGGCTCAGTCTTTCTGTTCACTTTCATCGCATTGACCCCAGCGCCAAGAGCAGCACCATTGCTGCAATGAATGTCGCCATTGCGAGTGATTCAAGAAGGAATGTTTTCATCAGCGCACCGCATCTCGTGCGCCAGCAGGATCGTGCTTATAATCCGCGTGCTTCTTGCCTGACTCAATCCACGCGATCTCACGATCAAGTCCCCAAAGAATCCGACCAAGAACACGAAGGACATTTTCGCGAGCCTCACCCGCCTTCTCCTTCTCAAGATTTGCCGCTACTGCCTGTCGGTCTGCCTTGAGCCTCTTGAGTGACTTCATTTTTACTCCTCTATCGGGATCAGCCGTCTGGCTGGTTCCTCCCCGATGTAACGACTATAAGGCGTTACGAAACGGCTTGTCAAGCCCCTATTTTGAGCACGATTCTGGGTGAAGGGGTAGCCCCCAGGCTGGAGGAGGTCAGCCTGGGGGAGTGCCGGCAGAGCCGGCATCGTCATCGTCCTCGCCTGCAAGGTCCACAACCACCTCTAGGCACCCTCGGCAGATCGCGTAGGACAGAAGCGCAGAATAGCCCACCGTCAAGCTCACTTCCTGCTCACAGAACTTCCAGATCCGCCCTGTCTCGCCGCAGACCGTGCAGAGTCCAAGATGCTCCGGCTTAGGAGCTGGCGGACCCGCGAGAAATGGCATCAGCGCAAGCGGATCAGGTACTCAGCCGAGACCTCGCCATCGCCATCAAAGAACATCAGCCACTGCCCAGGCTCGCCAGAAGCTCCAACGACCTCCTGCGCGAAGCGGTTGCTCGACTCAAGGCTTGGCGAGCACCACGTGGTGATCTTGCCGTCAGCCAAGACAAGGCGCGCTGGCTGATGCCAGTGTCCGAACCAGAGGTAGTCAAACGGCGCGACGCTCAAACGCCAGCCGCTCGCCTTCTTTGCGACGCCGTACCACGGCATCCCAAGCGTCCCTCGGAACTGGTCGCCGTGGACGATCATTCCGATCTTGTCGCCAGGCAGGGTGAACGTGTCGTACCAGTGCCGACCGCCCACGGTCAGGCTCTCCTTCCACGTCACGCGCTTCTCGGTCTGCACGAGCGAGCGCGCAATGTTGTAGAGAATCGCGTCGCTGTTGGATTCAGGCGAGTGATCGCTGAATCGTCCCAAGCGTCCGTGATTGCCGATGGCGCCGTAGACCTCGACATTCGGGAACAGCGCGGCCATCGCTCGCACAAACTGCGCGAGCATCTCCGCGCCACGGAAGATCTGGACGTACAAGCCGCCAGCCTCCACTTCATACGCCTGCCCAGGGAAGATGTTGCCGTCTGACTCCACGAGGTCGCCAGTGAGCAGAATCTTCACGTCGTCCACTGGATGATCTTTGCGCTGAATCTCCACGACGCGCTTGACCTTTTCGGCAAGCAACTGCAGCCGCTTTGCCGCAGTGTCAATGTCGTAGTCCACGCTCTTCTTGCCAAGTTGCCAGTCGCTCAGTTGCACGATGGCAACCTCGCGCTTGCCCTTGCGCTTGTCTGGCTTCGGCGCTGGCACGGCAGGAATCTTCATCCCGACCGCCGCATCCTTCGCGGCGCGGTAGACCGCCTCCACGAGTTCCTCGGTCTGCTGCTCTTTCTTTGCCAGTGCTCGCAGCGCACGCCGGTGCGCCGACTTCAGTTCGTTCAGTTCGTCCTCTTGCTGGAACTCCTTGAAGTCCGTCATACTTCCCTCCTGCAATAGCACTCGCCCCTGCGGTGCCGCTTCACGGTCTCAATCCCGACATCAACGTTCTTCTTGTCGAGCCATCGCCAGATTGACGATGTTGCCACTTCAGGCGCCTTGAGAGCGGCACGCAGCCGCTCTAGGTCCTCCGCAGGTAGCGGAGGCGCGAACATCGCGCAGCGCGGACCCCTTCGGACTTTCTCCATCTCTCCTCCCTCTAACACGGCGCGGCTACACGCCGATAGTCAGAGCCTAGATGTCGTATTGCTTTTCCGCAAGAGCCTTTTCTTCTGGCGTCTTTTCCTTGATGCCGAACTGCGTGTTCTTGGGGTCAAGGAACTTGATCAGGATCTGGAGCCCAGATGCGAGACCAGCCGAGATGATGGTTCGGAAGTCGCCGCCGCTGATGTCAAGCAACGGGATGCCCAAGCCCAGCGCGACTGAGATTGAAACCGTGATGAACGTGCGAACAAACTCCACGACCGCTTCGTCAACGCCAGTGTTGTCAATAACCCAACGAATGCCTGCCTTGATGTCGCTATACATTTCTGCTCCTTACTTCCACTCAACAATGACCACGTGCTTGAAAGCCGCGCCGCCAGTTTGCTTTTTCTTGCTCGCAGCAATCTGCTTGAGCTGCTCTTCGGTCACAACGACCCCGAACTTCTCTTTGCCCTTGCCTGATCGCGTGGGACACGCCCACTGCCATCCGTCAACAGCATCCCACCCGGCTGCGGTCATATGGCCATAGCCAAGAGCAATGTGCTTGCGATCTTTCTTTGTCCAGTATGCCTCCCAGCGCTTGTGCCACTCGCTGATCTCCACGGCTGGGTAGTCAACCGCTTGCTGAACCCAGACGATCAGCCCAGCGCCACGATGCGCGGATAGCACGACGTCATCCCAGGACTTGGCATAACGAGCCTTTGCGCCCATCTCCTTTGCGGTCTTGATCAGGTCGCCGAGGGATGAGCCGTTGTCGCTAACACCCTCTTTCTCCACGAAGCCAATCGCCTTTGCCTTTGACTTGATGCCGTCTCCTGCACTCGGATCCACGACGTACTTGCTCGCCCAAGCAACAGCGGCTGCCGTGCTGGACGGTCCGCAATCGTCTAGGATGCCGCCCTTCTCAACGTGATCGAGCTGCGACTTGACCTTGAACTTCACGCGGCGTTCTCCTCTTTCACCAGTGCGGCGACTGCCAAACCAGCCATCTGGTAGTCGAGTGCCGCGCTGATCGGATGGCCAGCGGTGCATCCCTCGCTGTAGTCGTTGCCGTTGTCGCCACGCTTCCAGAGCGTGCCGCCGTAGGCGCTTGCATCTTCGCTTGGCACGAGTGCCACCCACTCGCCTGGCGCGGTGTCAATGCGCGTCCAGCCCTGCTCCTTGAGTTCCCTGCGGTGATCTTGGTTTGTCATTCTTTCCACCTCAAATATCCTGTTGCCACCCAGATGATTGTCATCAGAGCAAACAGTGTTGCCATTGTGCTTTGGGTCTGACCCTCTGGCAGTACCACAACTGCAAAGAGCAGACCGAGGATTGTCCACGAGCCTCCGACCAAATCGTTGATGATGTTCCTAAGCACGGCGACCACCCTTTCGGCTTGGCGAATTTCCATTGCCTCCCGCTGGCCCGCCGCCGCCAATGTTAGCAGCAGACCTTGCCGCATTTGCAGCTGCTGAAGCCACACTTGCAACCTGACTTGCGATCACCGCAACCGCAACTGGCTGCGCCTCCTCTTTCTCAATTGGGTCAAGATCTTTGCCAATCTCGGCGATTGCGGCAATGTTGCTAAAGACCTCCGTCACCGCCTCTGCAACTGCCTCGACCGCCTCGCCTACAACTGGCACAGCGGGTTCGGGTTCAGGAGTAGGTAGAGGAGTGGGATCAGGAGATACGGAAGGAGATGGCGAAGGCTCTTCTGATGGAATCGGCGTTGGCTCTGGCGTCGGTTCTGGTGTCGGTTCATTTGTCACCTCAGGACTTGGCTCCTCTGTTGGTGATGGGCTTGGCTCTGGAGTTGGTTCTGGCGTTGGCTGCGGCGTAGGTTCAGGAGTTGGCTCTGGCGTAGGCTCTACAGAAGGCTCTGGCGTAGGGGTAGGAGCCACGCTAGGGCTCGGTGATGGCTCTTCAGGTGTCTGAGTAGGGGTCGGCTCT